ACGAAGATTAGGAATGCTATGATACATAAATTTGTGGAATTTATCAAAGATAGACCATTAGGTATTTTGACGATAGAGGAAGCAATAAATGGTATTCCAGGAGAGATAGAAGGATTGAACGTACGAACATCACCAGGATATCCCTACACATTACATAAACCAGCTAACCTACCGGGTAAGTTGGGATATTTGATTAATAGGGGTTCGGACCAAGAACCATACTATGAACCGATAGCTTTTATGCGTGAGGAGATAAAGAAAGTTTATGCATCATACGCAGAAGGAGGAGAGACATACTGTAATTATTATGCAGATTGTTTGAAAGACGAATTGCGTCCACTTGCAAAAGTGGAACAAGGAAAAACTAGAACATTCAATAATTGCAATATGGCTCAATTAATTGTTAGAACTATGTTGTATGGTAGATTATTATCTTATTACAAGCAGATGGGGCTCGATATGCAACATGCATTAGGACTCGATATATTTGGAACAGGTATGTCTGACATACAGATGGAACTTAACAATAAGAATGCATCACAACGAATAAATTATGATGTGGAACAGTGGGATGGAAAGGCAATGAGAGCAGTGCTAATACATTCAGCATGGGAGGTTTTATCCCAATCGGAATTTATTCTGACTGGCGATGTGGATCTCTACAAAACAAGACAACGCAACGCATATGCCTGCACTCAGAGGATTCATATCAATGGAAACATTGTATATGAGGCCTATGATGGTGAAGCATCAGGAGATAAAGGAACAATAGAGATTAACTCGATTTCGCATGTCCAAGCCGAAGGTATGGTTTACCTAGACTTGGCCGCAAAAGCCGGAGTTAAAGCAACAGCAGATGATTTCTTTAGAGACGTAGCAGCAGCATTTATGGGAGACGACGCAACATTAGCACCCGTCCCATATATAACAGATTGGTATAATCCAACTACTGTACAGCAGGGTTGGTTTGATACGATAGGGTGCACATTGACAGACCCCAAGAAGAACCCAGAAATGAGATGGTTGAAACCAGGTGAAGCAGATTTCTTGAAGTGTGTCCCCATTAAGGATGCGCAATTTAGATATTTCGCAGCTATTGATGAGGAGACTATTCAGGAACTTTTCAACTGGATCCGACCATCAGAAAATGAGTTAGAGGAGGAGACAATGGCAGTACACGTTAAGGAGGCTTTCAAGTTTGCTTTCCACCATGGAAAGCGATACTATGAGAACCTTGCTAAACGTTATAACAGAGTTGCTCGTGAGTACGGACAAATCCTATGGACTATTCCATATGATTCGATGTATGATGAGTGGCTCGAACACTTTTAAGTAAACGGACAGGATAAGGAACATTAATTATATAGCCCAAGTCA